CTCTACGCTTTGTTTCATATTGCATAAATAAATTTTTGGGCTGTATTAGTAACCTACAGTCCAGACACGTTACCAAACCTAGGTCTGAGGTTTTGTTCTGGCATACGTGTACCGTTGTTTACATAAAACTGTTTGGCTGTTGATACGATTTCGGTACGAGCAATATTTGCTAATGCTAAACTCATAACCGTATCATCGTGTCCTCCATTAGGATGTCCGAATTGTAAACTACCGTTAGGAGATATCTTATAAGTAAACGAAGACATTTCGTTATACAATATAGGATAGAGCTCCTTGCTTGGTAATTCTAGTACCTGATTCTGAATATCTAGAATCAGTTTACGAATCATTCTGACTTTGGAGTCGTTTGTCGTAACAAAGCCTTTAACGGATCTGATGTCTCTTTTAACTCTTTCAAAGAGAGCCTGGCCAATTCCGTTTGTTTCGCAATATCCTCCGGTAAGATCATATCTTCGAAGTCGTTGTACAAATTGGGCTCCAATCTCGTCAATAGTAGTTCCATTGATTCTAACAATCTCAAGGACTCTTCCTGATTCAGAAATAATGGACAAAACACTGAAGTCCTGATTAATTCCTGTGTCAATGCCACAAAATACTCCTGGCGTTCTTTCTCTGTCATAGCTAAATTCTTTTAATATACATACTTGGTCTAATCCTACAAACACATCGTTACCACTATCTGTAAACTCTGCTAGGTATTCCTGTCTAAAGATATCTGGGGGTAGGCTTTTTTTCTGTTCTTCAATAAAGTCTAGGTCAGCGTATGGGTTATCAGTACTCTTACCGTTAAACGATATGTAATTATAATTAGTCTCCTGTCCCCGTAAATGGTATTTGTAGAACCAATTTCCTCGTCCTTTAGGTGTGGAGATAATTAAACATTTCTTACCTAGGGCCGTAAGTGTTGGCAAGATAGCCTCATTCAATGCCTCTTCCTTAACATAAGCCGCCTCATCTATCACACAGTAATGAAAGCTAAATCCTCGAATAGAATCGTATCTTTCAGCAGAGAGAAACTGTATTGAAGAACCGTTAACGAAGTTTATGATTAGATCAGAACCGTTGTGACTGCTAATTATCTCATGACAGGCCGTAACGATCTCTTTGTAGACTTTTTTGGCTTGGGAATAGATTGGAGATACCCAACCTCCTTTAGAGCCTTTGCTCTCGAGTAACCAGTAAAGCAGTAAGTTGCTTGCAAGTAAAGACTTGCCGAATTGACGACCGCAACTAACGATACCAAACTTATGATCACTATTAGCAAAATTCTCAATAACCTCAAGCTGACCTCTGTGAGGTGTGAATAGTTCAATCGTTGCTTGAGACATCTGATCCCCATTTGGTTTTGTATTCGGTTACTGATACGTTTACTTCCTGTCTTTCTACCTCATTACCGGTATACTTGAATATCATCTTAGCTGCATCTGATCTTACTTTAGGATTCTCGTCTGCTAGTAATCTAATGATCTCGTGTACGGCTGGAGTTAGCTGTTTCTTTAATAGCTCTTTCCAACCCTCTTCGTACCTCTCTCCGGCAGACATCCAGTAGGCTGTATACTGCTGTTCGCTTTTATCGCCGTAATTTTCGTGGCAGTACTTAATCCAATTCCTTACTCCTATAGCAGGATCACTCTCATAGCGCAATTCATAGCACTTGGCTATCCTTTGCTCTACTTCGCTTGATGGTAATTTTGAACCGGCCATTTTATATAAGTTTGGTATATAATTAAATATCTAACCTTAAAGCTTTACTTTAAGTATAGTTTTCATTCTTCTTCTTTATACCAGTTACATTCCACTAATTCTACCCCTGCTCTTTGATCTGGATGTTTTGAAGTTGTACCATCCCAGTTAAAGTTTGCTAGCTTACCCTCTACAACGTTACCGTCTTCAAAAACGATCTTTACTAATGCTCCTAGTTTCATAATGTATTGCCTGCGTAGAACTTACCCAGGATGTTTTGGTTTAAAAAATTATCATTCTCTAGTACCGAATATACGAACAGCATCTTAGTTTCCAAATAAGTAAGCTGTCTTTGAGACCATGCAAAGGTTAAAATCTCTTTATACACCTCGTGTCCTTGATTCACTAGGTACTGTACATCGGTATTACTTGAGGAATAAGTTAACCAATTGCTTTCCTTTTGTATTCTCCTGTTTCGTTTATAACCTTTAAGAGGAGGTAAGGTCCTTGTGCTATGCAAATTTTTCTTACCGATGTAATGCAGATCCATTTCCGGGAATGATATCTTATACACAAATCCAACAGCACCTACCGGCATCTGTTCTAAACTCTTTATTTCTTCTCCTTGGTAATACCACATAACTTAAAAGGGGAAATCGGGTGAATGGTTAGCCATTCTTATCTCTCCGTATTTTCTTAATAATTTAACAACCTGTACAGTATCGTACTCAAACCCTGCATCTACAAAGAGATCGTGTATACTGTATTCTTGCTGATATAGCATTACATACTGTCTTACTTCTCCTGTTACTTTACTAACGTAGTTTATAGGATGTGTTACTCTACCTTTGCTGCTGATAACTCTACCAAAGTTAGTAATGAGGTAAGGTTTACCGGCTGTGTTGAACCTTTTAGCTCTTTCTCCTGGGAGTAGTTTGCTGTATGCCTGTTCTAAACCTTCCTCACTTCTATCCTCAGGCCATAAGTCTAGCAGACCTAGGTCGTTGTAGATCCTCTTCTCAACCTCCCACACATTAAGAGGTTTGTAATTCTTGTCTATGTGTTTGCGTTTCATCGCCACTATTTGCTAATTCATAAATCATAGCTTTCATAGAGTCGTATTTGCTGTTGATTCGAATTGACGTGTTGCGATACATACAGGTACAGGAAGGTGGATCTATTGCATCCCTACCGTATAAAATTCTCTCTGCTTCCCAGTAATGACCAGGAACATCTCGTTTGAATTGACGCCCGTAAGCTTTCTTTTCAAACACATCTCGTAACCAAATAGCTTCTTGTCTAGTCATAGCTTTATATCAATATATAATTATATACGTTCTCTACGTCCCATCTTAGCTTCTTTTTCATCCCAAGGAGTATTCCAATGGGTGTTGTAAACCTCACCGATTTTTTTGAATAGCTTAACGTAGTATCTCTCTCTCTTTTTTAACTCTTCCTTAGTTGGATTAGATCCCATCTGCTCTACAATAATCATCTCAAAACCTTCAATGCCGTATTTTTCCATATCTTCGGCCATTAGCTTTCTTGAGTGATCTGTATTGAGATTATTGAGATACATTCTCCACTCTACTTCTCGTCTCTGTAACTGGGTAGTCTCACCTACGTAAATTTTGCCGGTTACTTTGTTTTTAATAATGTAGATTCCTCCTCCTTTTTTATCGAAGAATTTTTGCTGAGCTTCTTTTCTTCTTTCGTGACCTCTAGGAGTACCCCAATACTGCTTTTGATACTGAGGTTTAGTTTGCCGGAATTTGGCGTTGTTAACTTTATTGCATGCCTTACAAGCTGTCTGTAATCCATCCTTAGCTCTAGAATTTTTAGAGAATTGATCTAACGCCTTCTCTTCCCCACACTGTACACAACACTTACCCATGACGAAAATCCTCTAGCATTTCAATTGCATTACTGATAACGTATGCAGTCAAAGAGATGATTGCTGCATGGTAAATGTTTAGAGTAATACCTAAACCTAACCAAAATCCTACACATTTAGCACAGCTAAACGGGTCATACTTCATAAAGGGTTTGGTCATTTGGTATCCTAGAAACCTTTTTAGCCATTGTAGCGGCTCAAACCACCACGATATCATTACACTGAGGATTGCTAATCCGAGAATTTGTACTGCCATGTTTTTTTGTGTTTAGTTTAAAGTAAAGTTGAATTGTTCTTCTTCTTCCGGAACGTCTTGAAAGGAAACATTTGAGATAGCGTTATCGATTTTCTTTACACTACTGGTGATACCTTCGTACTCTTCTATACTAAGACGCTTATTATCATAAGGATCAGTGATAGCGTACATTAGTACATACTCATGAGCATCTGCCGAAGAGGTACCGATTCCTGCTACTCCATGAAACTCTACCGCTAGAGTATTCTTTATATCTTTTAAAGCAGCGTAGATATTGTTATTAATTACAATCTCAATTGCGGTATTGCGAGGGGCCGAGTAATGAACTAGCATTACTGTAGATTTTACTTGTAGCATATTTTTTAGTTCTTTATTATAATTAGTACTATTTTACCATTTCAGCGATAATTCTTGCAAGCTTTTACTAACCTTTTTTTCAAAGCATAAAAATTATTTGTTACGCTAACAACATCTAAGTTATGCTCTTCAGCAAATTTTTTAGGTTTGTAACCGTTAAAAACCATTGCGTTAATTAGCATGGATTCATAAAAATCGAATTTCTCAATCTCGATCTTCATACATTTAATGCATAGATCTTCTGAGTAGTCTGTAGGCTCGTCCTGAGCCCATAAAGGCTTTTTATCAGTAGTAGCGTCGTACTGTTCACGCATATTCAAATTAAAGCGACGGTACTTAGAGTGAAAGGGGCTAGAATTACTCTTAATTGATAATCCCATGATCCTTGAAATATATTTTTCTGGACTACCGGACTCTCTAACTATTTTAATCTGCTTTTCTGGTGTAAGTGCAAACCATTGCTCAATAGCATAGGCTGGAAGATCATCTTTGTATGAGGCGTAATTGGTTGTTGTATTGACCCCGTTGATAATAATCTGTTCAAATCCTTTGCCTTTACTCCACCAGTCTTCAATAAGCTTTAGAATCTCTTCGTTACTAGCTCCCTCTGGTATGTCTATGTTTTTAGCAACCCGCTTTTTGTTCCTCATATAATAATACTTAGTAAGGTATTAAGTTAAAACCTAGGACGGTAAATAACAACTGGATTATTTCTATAATATTCTTGAAGCTCTGATTGTAACTTATAAGGAGTCTTACATAGTTTATTCATACGTCGGTTTAATTTTTCATCTCTGATAGCTTCAAAGACTGGGTTAAACTCCTGAACTTTAGTATTTAGTAACTCAATATGCTTAGGTGTCATTACTGAGTGATCTGACATCAGCGAAGATGTAATAGCTTCTACTATTTCTAAACTATGCTGAAAGTTTCTATAATCTTCAAATTGCCCTAAAGTTTTACCATACTTTGCTACTGAGTTCATGTACTGTAGGTCTTGTCTAACGACATCGTTGATCTGTTTCATAACTTATTCATTAAAGGTTTTATCAAATTCACTTACAATATCCGTAGTACCTAATAAGTACTTATTAGTATTACGTTGTTGTATTTTATCCCGTACCTCTATAGTACTGGCTATATCTTTATCTGTATCTGTGTAGCAAACATTAGTTTTGCTTGAATTTGCTTTAGCAAAAGTTAGCAAAGCATTATCTTTTGTAGTTTGTAACTCTTTGCTTGACTTTGCTTGAGTAACCTTACCTCCCTCGCTGCCGCTTTTAGCTCTCTTGTTAGAGATATCAGCCATACGATCTAACTCAGCTTGATAGGTACTCCACACAACCTGTACCATACGTGAGCAATTTGAGATATTAGCAGAGCCATTATTTTTATACTCTACCAATAACTGGAGTACTTCTACAAGCTCTTCTTTATCTAACAATTTAAATGAGTCAAGCCACTCATCTTTAAATCCTGTCCATAGTTTTTTCATATCAATCTAAAAAGCGAAACTCTCCAAGGAGGCCGGTCGTGGTCGGACACTCCAAGGAGAGCTCAAATTTTTTTAATGGGCCACGACACCCTACTGTTATAAGTATACGAACAGAACCGTTCCAATCCAACTTTTTTCCAAAAAAAGAAAAGCTCCGGGAACGAACCGGAGCCTTCTTTCCTACAAAGAAATCAAAGTACAAGGAGGGGCAAGTGACAAAAATTAGAGTTCACATGGCAGTCGGAAAAATAAGATCACTTATTACGCCCCTCCTATACCTTAATATATGAAGTAAATAGGGAAAGGTCAACCCTGACCTCGATATTTTTTTAAATAATTTTTTGAGGTCTTTAATCCTGAGCTTTTTGATTTAGCATGTATACCAGGACGTTTCTTTTTTGTGTTAGATTGGAATAGAGTAGCAGTCTGTGCTTTAATCTTTGCCATTGAATAACTTATTAAGAATGTAGTTGTTCTTTAGTATACGCTTAAAAAAGCTAACTTGGGTAGATTTAGAGACTTCTTTTTTAGTCTCTCTTTTCTTTTGACTCTTTGCCATAATTAGAACGGTCCCCAGATGCTGGATAGGTAGGTATTAATAATTGAAGCTTGATCACTACTTAACGCATAGTTAAATCTCATAATAGATCCGAAGAAATAGCGGTTGAATCCTATAATCGAGAGCCTACTATCAGTAGCATAAGTAGCGTATGAATATCCCATCTCACCTTGACTCTTCAGCGTACCATTTTGGTAAATACGGACATAGGTGTTTGGCTCTGGGGTGAATGTAATTATATAAGATCTGTATTTACCGGTTTCAGGAAAGTCTGCTGCTATAGATACATTATTTGCAGTATTGGCTGTAGGCTGATATATTCCTGCTGTAAATTTAGGACTACCCCCACTGTCTTTATAAGTAAGAGCTATACCTCCCATACCTACCAGGGGAACACCACTACCAGCTGCAATTCCATCTACTGATTTAGCTACCACTACTAAAGAAGTAGGACCAACGTCAGCAGCAGGTGTTACTCTTAAAGAGCTTTGAAAATTACCATTGTCTATATTAGTACTATCGTCTATTTGATATAGAGCACTACCGGAAGCTGGATTAGCAGCACTAGCTTGTACAGGATAACTAGGATTAGTATTGAAAGTAGCACCTGCTAAAGTACCTAAATTAACTAAAGCTCCAGGTTGAGCAGTCCACATCGATAAGCGACTAGGCTCATACCACAGATATGGTGCAGGCATAGATTGGTAGATAGGAGAATTAAAGTACCATTCCATTGTGGTTACTGTAGAAGCTGCTGCTGAATGTGCTATCATAGTCCGTATAGAGCTTTATCGTAGTTGAAGTTTTGAAGCACCTGTGCAGCAGTTAACGCTGTACCGTTGTAGATCCTTAGATTACCTATTCTCATATTGTAACCTTGACCATTGTCGATTACTCCCATTCTAACTCTATACGTGCCTGGATCTCCTGCATCACGTGCTCCTGTGAAGCTAGTAGTAGCATCTTGAACTGCGTTAATATACCAATAAGCAGTAGTACCGCTAACTACCCAGGCTGCATGATACCAAGTGTTAGCACTAAAATTAGTAGCTGTACACAAAACAGCAGGACTAGCAGATACAGAACCTATAACCGCTCTATAACTATCAGTACATCCCTCAGGACCTCCTAACGCGTTAGCATCTCCTTTAGGGCTCCACCATTTAGTTCCGTTACTAGGAGCTTGCTCTAAATAAAAGTAGCCCTCTACGGTGTAATCGCCGTAACCTTGTAACTGATTGAATGCTGTTTGATTTGCAAAAGTAACAGTAAAGTAGGCATTCCTCCCATTAGATCCTCCTACTCCTAGGTAATTACTAGATATACCGTCTACTACAGTTCCGGTAGCAGTCATATCGTACCCCCCGATAATATCGGTTAAAGTAGACGTAGTAGAAGAAGCTATCTCGTAGAAAGCAGTCAATCCAGCAGTTACGTAGGTAGGAGCAGCAGGAGACCAAATTAACTGATTACCCCTGTATACTGCGCTTACAGTATCTACTCCACGCTTTATAGCGCTAACACTTGTTAGTCCTCTGGTTATACTACCCATATACTGTTACTTTATTAGATGATAAAGTAGATGATTGAATTTGAAGCAGATCCTGAGATTGCGTTGTATTCGGTTTGACTACCTTGCCAGAAACCTAAACTACCGCTTGAGGTATTGTTGTTGTAGGCTAGACTAGCTAGTGAAGCTGTAGTAGCATAAGATGCAGAAACTACTCCTGTAATAGATGAACCATCACCGTGAATTGTTCCTTCTAAGTAAGTATCTGTGATTGAAGCATTACCAATGTGTACTGTATTAGCACCGTAGCTAGTTGAACCGCTACCAATAATAATTTCGTTAGTACCTGTAGATGTGCTTCTACCGATTACAATCTGACCGGCTTCTGGGTATGCAGTTATTGCACCTCTACCGATAGCGATTGTATTATCACCATAAGCTTTAGCAGCGTAACCAATAGCAGTTCCGTATTGACCACCTTCTGCTTCTGTACTTCCTCCTACACCTACACCTCCGTAAGCTCTGATAGTAGCACCACTACCCACCGCTACTGCAAGTGTTGCTTCTGCTTTAGAATTACCCCCTACTGCTGTTGAAGCAAATTCTGGAGCATTAGCTGTTCCACCGATTGCTACCGCCTGATAACCAGTCGCTGTTGCAGAGTTACCAATTGATAAAGCATCTGAACCAGAAGCAATTGAAGAAGCTCCTCCTACGATAAATGATCTTAGGGAACCTGCATCTGCTGCATTACCTTGAACAAGACCTTCTATGTGAGGTGCATAAGAAGCACTTAAAGCAAAATCAGCATAAGAAGCAGAAGGTACATTTGTTACAGTACCGCCGGCAATATACTCTAAGTAGTTTCCTCCTCCTACGTTAGTAAAGGTAAGGATGTTTAGAGAAGAAGCAGAGTAAATACCGGTCTTTTTAGCGATTGTACCACCGCTTACTGTTGGCTCACTTGAACCGCTGTGGAACACTACCACTACTGCTCCTGTTCTCTTAGTAGAAGTACCGCTAATTGTTAGGTTACCTGTTACAGGAGAGGCAGCAGAACCATAAATCTCCCCTAGTATGTTTGTAAATTGTAAATTTCCTGAAGCAGTTTCTGCTTGACCGGTTACATAAGAAGCTGTGTTAGCAGTAGTAATTCCTGATAATCCTGAACCATCACCGTACACTACACCTCTTAAGTGAGTTGCTGTAATTGAACTGTTACCCAGTACTACTGAGTTAGATCCGCTACCTAGAGCATCGTATCCGATTACAATCTGGTTAGTTTGAGCATCACCAGAAGGTCTAGCTAAAGCACCTAAGAATACTGAATTAGCAGCAGATTCTACATAGTTAGAAGTGCTACTTCCGTAATATTGTCCTGCACCTTTACCAACTGCAGTAGCATTATCTGTACCCTTAAGGGACTGTAAAGCAGCTGAACCTAAAGCTGTATTTGATCCACCTACACCTAGGTTGAGCAGAGTACGATCACCGATACTGGTATTATCATTACCAGTCTTAGTACCGAATCCAAACATAGCAGATCTACCTACAGCTACGTTTCTTTGTCCTGCATGAGTACCGCCCGCTTCGTAACCTAAGTAGACCGTATCTGCAGCTGCTGACTGACCAGCAGTTGCTCCTACTACGGTAGCAGTAGATACATTTCTATTAGTGATAAGTACACCGTCAATTGTAGAAGGATCTGTGCTTGTGATAGCACCAGTTACACCTAGCGACCCAGATATTGTTGCAGAACCTGTGTAAGGGAAGGCTGCTCCTCCGCCACCTCCATTTAGTGCGTAAGAAGCTGTTAGAGCGAATGCTGCGTAAGATGCTGAAGGAACTGTATCAGAAAACACTACATCACCGCTACCATTCACTCCTAACACTTGTCCGTTATCACCTACACCTCCAGGCCATCTTAACTGTCCAAGGCTTAATCCTCCACCTGCAAGAATAGCTAAAGTACCTTGGTTAGGATCAAAGAGAAGACTTGCATTATTGACCTCACTACTATCGTTGAAGTCAATTCTCATCTGTCCACTATCGCTGATAGA